CTGCAGAATCTTCAGAATTAAATAATGCTGTTTCAGCTTCTGTAATTGGATAGTGTGCTGGAGTTGTCCATACACCTTCTTGACTTGATCTATATGTTTTCATAATTTATTTTTATATTGTTACAACAACGTTACTTCCATTTACACACTGTAATACTGTTGGTGCACCCGAAGATGTATAATAATCCCCGTAATTTTTAATACAAAAGGCTGCTCTACCAGAGAGCAAATAATTAGTTAATGTATTATCATCATTACCAAATGAATTTACACCACCTATACAGTGATTGAACTGACCAGCTACTGTTAATCCAGTTGTATCCCAAGCAAATGCGCTACCACTAGCAACACAGTTATTAAATATACCGTCTGCTAATCTACCAAATGCAGCAGAAGAACCTATACAGTTTGTAAAAACACCATTAGCTGTTTGATTACCAAAACTGAAGAATCCATATGCTGCACAATTAGTGAATGTTCCACTTGCATATCCTGCTCCAGGATCAGCAGCACCAAATGCATATGCAAAACCACCACCAGTGGTAGGAGAACCTACTCTACAATTTATAAATAAACCACTTGCTTCATAACCACCAAAACCTTCATTATTAATAAGAGTACAATTTTCAAAAGTACCACTTGCCATACCTTGGCGAGTCATTCTATTATATCCAAATGAGAATATTAGAGCAGTACAGTTTTTGAAGAAACCAAGTGCTTCTGCAGTATTACCAGTTGAAGAGTATCCAAATGTGTGTGCTTCAGCTTTACAATTAGTAAATACAGCATTAGATTCTATAAGAACTGAGGCACCTACAAAACCTGTATGACAACCAAAACTATACCAACCACTCTTACAATCTGTAAAAGTTGTACCAGCAATATAAACAGTTCCACCACTAGGTCCAAAATTACCTGCATAACCAAAAGAAGAAGCTAGCGATGGATCCGTTGTTGATACCAAGCACTTATTAAATGTTGAATCTATAATTCCTGCATCAACAAATGCAGCACCAAATGAATTTGATCCAGCAACACAGTTTTCAAAAGTACAAGCTTGAATGGTAACTGTTTGTGGTGTAGATTGAGGAGGTGTTACAAAAGGAATAGGTGCAAATAATACCATAGATGATCCAAAGGAATTGCTTCCTGCAGTACAATTTTTAAATGTGTGTCCATTCATTGTTATTCCTGCACCAAATGAAAAATCACTAGCAATACATGTATCAAATGTAATAGATGTAGTACTTGGGTCAATAAGTATTTGACCATTATTTGGGCTTGCATCAATACCTTTAATAGTACAGAAACTACTGCTAACTAAGAAAGTTGTAAGAACAACATCTGCTATTCCAGAAAGGCTGATAACATTTACATAATCAGCATCTATTTCCCAACCATATGCTCCATTATAAGCACTCATATCATATGTACCTGGAGCTACAAGAATAGTATACTCATTAGAAGATGACTTAGCACTACCATATGGGGTAGATGCAACAGCAATATCATATGCAGCTTTTAATTCTGCACCATTTTCGGCAGCAGTTGCACCATCACCTTTTACTACAATATATGATTCTCCTTGAATACTTGTATCTACAAGTGCAAGCAAATCTTCTACTGTGATAGCACCTGCAAGGTAACCATCATCTCTTTTTGCATCTCTTAATCCAAGAGGAACTAATGTTTTGGATGCATCTACAGTAGAAACTTGTCTACCACCTTTGATCCAGCTTATAAAATTTAAAATATCCACGGCTATAAATGTTAAATGTATACATTATAATATACAAAAAATATTTTATATAACAAAAAATCCCCGGTAAAAACCAGGGACTTTGTGACAGGGTAGGGAAAATTGGAGGATAACAGAACTACCCCATCATATATCCTAATAGAAAAGATACTAGTATCATAGCAGCAATAGTCCAGTTAGCAATAGTTCTACCTTTCTCATCTTCAGTGTACATGTTGTACATCTTATTATAGATAGGTCTTGTCATAGCATTAATAACTATCCAGAAAAATGCTAGTGCATTTAGGCCAAGTATGAGTGCAAGTATCTTTATCCAGGTCATAGTGAGTCTATTCTTCTTTGTAAATATACTAAAGCTTTCTTAAGATCCTCTTTTTCAGTGGATTTATTTTTCTTTCCTGCTCTTGCAATATACTTAACTACATTGCCAAGATAGAAATCTTTGTCTATACCCCAAGCTTCTAGTACATTAAATACTTCATATATAGCATCTTTACCACCATAATGATGTGGCCTAGTAGCATCATTAACAATGATAATCCTATTACTAACATCAACCGGGGCACCAGAGATCTCCTCTTTAGAGCAGATAACTTTTTCAAACTGTTCTTCAGATTCTTTACTAAAATTTACCATGTGATTGCAATATCATGCTCTCTCACCATGAGCTTGAGAGCTCCGTCAATATCTACTACTTCTGCTGTGTTGAGTGCAGTCATTTGAAGATATACCTTATCTCCTTCTTTAAATAAGTCAACTTCTGAACCTACTGCAAAGATCTCAAGGGCTGTCCACTTAGTTCTCATGTCTGCTTCTAACAAAGCTTTGTCTTTCTCAGATAATTCAAACTGTGATTCTTTTACCTCAGGTTTATTTACTAAGATTCTTTTTCCGTGTAATTTCATTTTTTTATTTTAGTGTTAGTACTTTCTCTACTGTCATCTGAGCATTCAGTATCTCACCTACTGCATGATCAAACAACAAACTCTTTACTGGTAACTTTGCATCTGTAGAGTATCTACGTTTTAAGATCTCTGCAATTTCAGCTGCAAGTAGTCTTACCTTTTGTACATCCTCATCTTCATGTGGATTGTCTAAGTCTAAACCTACTAACTGTTCTCCAAATGTAAGTAATTTCTTTTCTTCAAAACCTACTTTTACTTGTTCTTCCATATACTTATCAAATTTAATTCTTGCTTCAAGATTTGTTTCTGACTCTGCAGTCAACTTCTTCCATATCTCAGCTTGATGCTGTGTCATGGCACTAATTCAAAGTTTTTTTTGAAATCTATTGGGTCATAGATTTTGATTGTCTTATCATCAGTTAGTAGTACATAATCATCTAAATGTACTTTCTTCTGACCATATGGTAGAAATACCCATAGCCCATTACTGGTATTATAAAAAGCATTGTCTTTACCAATAAGCTCCATGATATCAGTAGCATTCCGGCCATTAAACTGGATTGCTTGAACTTCACACATAATTGGCTTATAGATGTATACCATGAAACAAATATAAAAAATTTTTTTAAATAAAAAAACCCGGGCTTTCAACTCCGGGTTCTTTTAACCTTTTCAATTAAGAGTAAGATTTACGACAAGACAAATATATAAAAATATTTCTATCTGCCCTGTGCTCTGTAAGATTTTTTGTAGTTCTTGCTTTTCTTTAGTTTGCTTGTTTTAGATTTAGCATGAACACCTGGCCTGGACACTCTTACCTTAGCCAACTTTGTAGTACCTTCTTTAATCTTTGCCATTGTTATAAATTTATAATACTAATATACTAATTTGTAAACTTGTCTAGCTTAAGAAGTCTAACTATTTTATTAGTATACTCTTCTGCTTGACTAATTACATCTTCTTCTTTATCCATAATCTTCCAGTTATTCAAGAGTATTGCTACGTGCATAGCCTCATGATTTACTAGTGTTATATCAGTAAAGTCTCCTTTGAAGTGTTTCTTATTTAGAAATAGAAATGGTTTGTAGGGTGCTTTGGCTTTTAGCTTCTTATCCCGGGGATCATAGTTAGTCCACCCATATATATAGACACCATTGCCTTTAGTCTTGTCAACTTCTTCAGCCTGGGCATCTTTACGGTTTAACCCGTGCATTTGATCTACATCATAATAATCAAAGATCTCAGTAGCATCTTTACCTATTAGCAGAACAAACTTACCCATGTCTATTTTCTTCATACTATTAATATACAAAATTATTCATTATCATAAAACATTCTATCGGAATCTTCTGTGTGCCACTTATCAAATCCTTCACAGTTATAATAATCTGTATTAACTAGATAATCTGGTTTCTCTGGGAAAGGTTTAGTAACAAAGCTTGGCTCAGACCATTTAATTCTGTTATTAGGTTGCAGAGCAATCTGTCCGTTATCAAGTAAAATAATGTGATGACTTTTATGTTCTAGTGGATCCTCTGCTAGAGATAGATCTGTGTTCAGATCATTTGATCCCCAGTTGATGGTAGCATAGTAACTACCCGGGTAGAACTTATGATCTTTCATAAACACTTCTACTCTGGTATCATACACATACGATAGGTGGAGCAAAGTAAAGTTATAAGAGAAGCAATTCCATATCTGTAAGAAGTGGAATGGTAAATCTGGGTCTGGCATTACAGGTTCATGTAATAAAGCATGACTAGGTAACTTGTCCCGCATAACTCCATTCTCTAATAGTACTTGGAATAGTGCAGCTTGTCCTGGCATGCATCTTACTGACATTATAACCCCAGGGGTAAATTCACCATGACCCTTCTTGTGCTGATACATGTACTCATTTCTAACAAATACTTTCAGCGGAAAAAAATTGTGTTCTATATATGCCATAGTGTAAATATACAAAAAACCCCAGGTAGTACTTCTTGATCAGAGAAACTTTCCTGGGGGTGTTACTGGTTATATCTACCCTAGGTACCTTAGTAGAACTTCCCAGTAACCAGAAGACCTCGGCTGGTGCGCAGTTCTTATGGTATGCGTCAGAGGTACTTATGCCTATAAATACTATTCACAGGTCATTAGTAACAGTATCACTAATGGGTCCTAACAGAAACCTGTTAGTGGGGTGATACAAATATAATCTTTTAAGCTTATAAAAAGTAAATTATTTTTAACCTATAAGCTGATGGATAATTCCATCATAGACTATGCTATTATGGTATAATGTGTTATATAACGGACATTAAGTTGCAGAAATGTTCCTTTAAAGGGACTATATGTAAATGCATACAATATGGTCACTTTAGCCTAAACTATATGTAGGTGCATATAATCCCCCGGGCCAATCTACCTAGTCTGTGTACCCCCAGTATGTCCAGTTTATTGCACTAATAACTGGACACGGGGAGGGAAAATGTTTTGTACAAGAGAATGTGGTGGGGCATTGGTACAACACCCCCCGGCCCCTGGCGGAGATGGGGGTACCCCCGGTTCTTCCAGAGAACATCTTACTACACAGGTTACTAACACTAAAAATTTTTACCATGGAAAATGTTTTGCCTAAATGCAAGTGCGGTGCAGATGTGCACAGTGATTACTATCTTGAACCTTTCTACGATGAGTCTGGTGCTGTCGAAGGTGTCCAACCTGTTGAGTACTATGAAGAACAGTGTCTGAACTGTTTGACCATTGAAGCCCGTGCTAACTATGTTCCACATGATCATAAAGATGAGTTGCCCTTCTAGGGCATCTCATTTTCTATTGCATGTAATAACATCTTATTACATAAAGTAAAACTAACACTTATGAAAAGACTTAGACAAGTGCAATACTGTGCTGTTGCCATTATTGCTTTAGTATTCTTTGAGGCTATGTTAACTATGGGTACTGTATTCCGCTTTGAG